CGCAGAACGGCAAGGCAAGCGAGAAAGAGGTTGAAGATGTGGTCAAGACCATGCACATTTAACAACACAAAAAACAAATTAACATGGTGAAAAAGATTTTAGATGCACTCACCGAGAAATACACGGTGGTAAAGGATTCCATTCTGCGCAGGGTTGCCGCAAAGCTGGCCAAGACTGTGGAGAATGAGGAGGACATCGCAACCGCAGTGGAGGGCGCATTTTCTGACGTACTTGAGGCATACGGTGACCAGCGTGCCACCGATGCCACCAAAACGGCTGTTCTCAACTACGAGAAAAAGCACAACCTCAAGGACGGCAAGGCAGTTGACGGGGGCAAGCCTGATAACGATGAACCCGGTCAAATTCCCGCTGACGATACACCCGCATGGGCGAAGGCACTGATTGAGGCCAACAAGAGCCTCAAGGAGCGTCTTGACGCTATGGACGGGGAGAAGCGCAGCCAGTCACGCAGGTCTATCATTGACAGCATCCTTGAACCGCTTTCGGCCACGCAGCGCAAGCCCTACAACCACATGAGGCTGGAGGACATGAGCGAGGACGATTTCACGGCATTGCAGGAGACCATCAAGGGCGAGGTTGAAGACATCGTGAACGAGCAGAATGCCCGTGGCACGGTGTTCGGTCGCCCTGCCCAGCTCGGCAAGCAGCCGCAGAACGGCCAGGCAAGCGAGAAAGAGGTAGAAGCAGTGGTCAAGACCATGCACATTTAACAACAAACAAAACAAATTAACTATGGCAAAAGCACAAACCAACACTACTGCGAACCTCGTCAAGGAGCAGAACCAGATCAGCGACGGTAACGACAGCATCGTCATCGTCAACGCTCTCGGTGACATCCCCGGAGGTCGCACACTGGATATGACTGGCTTTACCAGTATCAAAGGCGGTCATATCATCATCGAGGTATCGGGCGTTTACAAGCCCATGCCCGTGAACTCTGGCGGCACTGCCTATGGTAGCCTGCCTTCTGGCGGCAACTATGTAGGTGTTAACCGCTACTCCGTAACTGCTACAGATCCCCGTGCCGGTATCGTAACCGTCGGGCAGGTCAATGCAGCCGCTATGCCCTACGCTGTGACATCTGCAATGAAGACCGCTCTGCCCCGCATCGAGTTCCTCTACGCAGATGCGTAATTACTAACCATCTAAAACATGAAAGACAACTATGACTATTAGTTTATTTGCAGAACTGGTTGGCAAGTATTTCTCCGCAGTAGTGGGCAAAATCACCGAGCTCGTCAATGGCGAGAACGCTGAGCCCACCATGCTGCACAAGACCATGCTGACCGAGGAATATTCGGCTGACCTCACCTGGGGCAGCACCGACCTCAACTCCTCCATCGTGGCCGCTGATGTGGTCGCACTGGAGACCTCTCTGCCGCTGAAGAAGCGTGATGTTATCACCACCGCCACAGGTCAGATTCCCAAGCTGGGTATGAAGTACGAGCGTGGCGAGAAGTTCATCAGCGACATCAACGTGATGCGTTCTAAGGGCGTTGCCGAGGCACAGGTAGCAGCCAAGGTTCTTGACGATGTGACCAAGTGTATCAAGGGCATGGATGTCCGCAAGGAAATCATGTTCGAACAGGCACTCTCGACTGGCCAGACCCTCATCAAGGACGGCACCATGTATGCAGGCAACGACGGCACAGGCATCCGTGTTGACTACGGCTATCCAGCAGCCAACGCATTCAATGCCGCCACCACCTGGGGGACAAGTGGCTATGCACCCATCACCGACATCCGCACAATGATTGATGCTGCCGATGCCAAGGGTGTCACCATCAGCCACCTGTGGATGAGCCGCACAGCTTTCGATGCTATCCGCACCAGTGACGAGGGCAAGCAGCTTGCCGCCACCTTTGCAGGTGTTGTGGTAACGCAGACCAACCGTCTGCCCGTCCCCGGCCGTGCTGCATTCAACGATGCGATGGCCGATGAGTTCGGCGTTACCATCCACATCGTCAGCGGCTCGTTCCGTGTGCAACTGCCCAACGGCACGTCCCAGACCGTCGCTCCTTGGGAGGTTTTTTTGATAGATGCGGCTACCACCGAGAACGTGGGTCGTCTGGTTTACGGCACTCTTGCCGAGGAGACCAATCCCGTTGCAGACGTGCAGTATGAGAAGAGCGGCACCCATGTGCTGATCTCCAAGTTCAGCGAGACCGACCCGCTGGTTGAGTACACCGCTGCACAGGCACTCTGCATCCCCGTCATCGACGGCGTAAGTTCCATCTTCAAACTGTCCACCGAGGCTGCTGTAACCCCCGGTGGCGAGTAATCAGTAATCTATTATGACCGTACACGAGGCACTTAGGAGCGTAAACGCTTATCCAATTCCCGAACGCACCATCGTTGAGGTGTGCGAGCGCAGAGGCCTTGACCCCTGCGGCGAGGCAGGTTTCAGCGTGCTTGGCAGCGCAGACTTCAAGCTGGCGAAGGCCGACCTGTTGTTGTGGCTGTCGTATGCTCCTAACGTCTCGCAAGGTGGTCAGTCGTATAGTTTCAGCGATGAGCAGCGGCAGAACCTCCGCAATGAGGCGGCAGGTCTCTACGGGGACAATGCCGAGGAAAATGAAGATGGCCAGCAGATGCACATCACCTATGGCTACAAGGGCAACAGGCTATGATTATCGTAAACGGCACAATAGAGGTAAAGCGCAAGGCTGGTGGAGGCATAGACCAAACCACAGGCTTTCCTATCACCGCCACAAGCGAATGGGGAGAGTGTCTGCCTTGCCAGTACCTGCCGACCGAGAACAAGCAAGCCCGGTCAATGGGTGAGGCGGCGACAAGGCGCAGCTATGCTATGCTGCTTGAAGGACATTGCGGGTGCTACCCGTGTGTCAACGAGCAGATCAGGCTGCGTGACTGCTGCGGAAACATCATCGACGAGTTCAGCGTTATCAGCGTCACTCCGCTTCGTGCGGTTGACCAAACCCGCATTGACGTATGAGCGTAAAAGTCGAACAAGGAGCGATGGATGCCGTGACTGCGGAACTGACTAAAGGTGTGCAGAATGTCCACGCACGCATCATCCGTGACCTATCAATCGCTGGTGAAAAAGCCGTAGAAAAGGCAAGGCTGATAGTCACCGCCAATGGTGGAGGCGGCAGTGTATTACCGCCGTACGCCGTGCAGACAGGCAACCTCGTGAGCAGCACAGGCTATGCCATTGTCCATGACGGGCAGATTGTCACCATGAGTTCGTTCCAAGCCGTCCCCGGCCCGAAAGGAGATGGGCAAGAAGGCTCGGCAACGGGCAAGGCTTATGTCAAGGAATTGGCGATGCGCTACACCAAAGGCTATGCGCTCATCCTCGTGGCTGGTATGGAGTACGCATCCTACGTTCAAGAGCTACATCATCGTGACGTGCTGGTCAGCGGCTCATTGGTAGCCGAGCAGTTGGTTAGGGAGATTCAAGACAAGTTCAACAGGGAGAAATGAACAGGACAGGAACACAGGCATTAGCGGATGTGTATCAGTACATCAAGGGCAGCG